GGGGTTTAGCTTGTTATTTTATACAGGTTTTAACTTCCTGTGAGAAATATATTGCAAATTACTAGGCAGGTATATAATTGATACCTAAGCTTTTATTCAACAGTTCATAATCTGGGTACACACAATGGATCACTGGCTCATCTCGAGACTTGATTGGAACTTCCACCACATACCTGGTAAAGTAACTTGTCATATCGGGATGGACATTAAATTCTTCTAATATATCCAAAGGTAATAGATCATTTTTCTCGGAAAGATATTTTTCAATCCGGAACTGAGACTCGATCGAAATGCCAAATAGATTCTCCACCATAAGTCTTGTGTTGTCTCCAATTGGTTTTGGTCGATTTAAATCACCCCTACCATTCTGGTAAGCCTGTCTGACCATGGAAATTTCATAACCATTATAATCAGCAGTTCTACTTTCTATGTGAACATCCAAATTTTTCACAGACCGGGTCATTCTTAGACCATACAGAGCCAATTCTTGGATGATAGGACACCCTCGATATTGGTTTAGAAAGCATAATGATTTACATCTTAGTAATTTATTGAGCTTTTGTTGCGTACATCCACCATATCGCCTACATGCCCAACCGAATGTTGCTAGCAGCTTGCGAGGATCGCGTACATTAATGCAATCTTCAGGATGGTAAATTATTCCACAGAAAGAAGCAGATTCCATAGACTTATGTAAATCTATTTTGATATTAAAACCAAGCTCCGCGAAATGCTTTTTCTGAGGATATTTACCGGTAGGAGTGACACACAAACCGTCATCCCCTTCTACCACCATTCTAGGTATTCCATATTGTAACTTACTACAAAGGAAATTCATAACCATCAAATTTGCAAAGGAATTAGATAATGAGGTATTCATTTCTCCTGACATTCTCTTTGCTTCTATCTCCAACTTAAACCACTTAAATTTTATTCTATTAATCTTCGGTAGTTGCTCATAAAGTTGTCTGTAGAAAGGGCTATTTAAATTCTTACAATAATACTTGAACATTCTTTGATCAGTAGCGTCCATCACTCTTTT